TGCTGCTAAATCTACAGCATTACCCTCAAGATGCTTTGACTTCATAGTCTGAGATGCACCTTTAGCTACAAGAGCCTCTTGTTCTTTGACAGTTCGTAGACCACAGATCACAGAGAAGTCCTGTTTAGATAGTTCAATAGCACGAGAAACAACCGCCACTAAGTCTGGGTTTACACCCTCTAGTTTCTGTAAACTACGTGTACCAAGTTTATAACTCATTTCTTAGTCCTTTTATTTTATATTAGTTCAATCTAGAGGTTTCGGCCAAAAACTTTTTCATTTGTCGGGTTCCTTTCGGGTTATGTTTAATCCTCGAATATAATCCCACTAACGGGGGCTCTTGGGTAATTGGGTGCGCTTGCGTTTCCTATACCAACCGACCAATAGTCCATTTCTATGTTTGTTGATGATGTCCTGTGGAATCCCATACATATTAAGTATGTTGGGAAACCCGCCGCAGGGTTAGGGCAGAATGGACCTGATATGTTAGGTATAAAAGACATCCATACATCACCACCACCAGTTGTAGCTACTGAAGAGTACCTAGTAGTAGATGAAGTTAGCAAAGCAAGGCTGTTATACTTAGGCATTAGCTTCTGACCAGTACCCCAAGTACGTACCCCAGAGGATTTATAAACCTCAATACCATAGCCACTACCTACTGTACTAACATTGGGCGCTTTATCTACTTTAATGTACTCTAAAGAAGAGGCACTTGTGTTAATGTAAAAAGCGTTATTAGTCCAAGTCCCAGAGGTTGTGAATAGAGAGCTTGAATCAGGAAACATCTTGTGTGCTGTAATATACTGTCCAACATTAACCTTAAACATTACTTGAGACGTACCAGTAGCAGTCAACAAGCTAGTAATGTTGTAGTTATAGAGGTTCCCATAGGTTCCACCATTAGCATAGTAGTTCTGCCATGATAGAGTACCAGAGGAGGCAACTACCATGTTCTCATAAGTATCATCAATTACTGTTTCACTATTACTATTATTAATTTTAAAACCATAAGCCATAGCTAATCCTTACTTATATAAATACCATGAGATGTTGAGGTCTCCTGTTTGTAGAAACCCGTTTGTATTCCATGCTAGAGATATTGAGGATGTGTTCAGTCCTGCTAAGACAGGTATGGCATTATTACCACTTGCCCTCATAATGACAAATCCGTTAGCTGAAGCACCACTTCCAACCCAACCGCTAGGTGCAGCAATAGAAGTGGTGTTCAATGCTACACTATAGTTCTGTTGATGCAGAAGTCTAGACGCACGGAATGCATCTGTTAAAGGATTACCAAAACAATCATAAAGCTCTATTCCATAAGCCATTATGCTAGGTTCCCAATTTTAACCCTTAAATTGTTTGAGTTATCATAAACTAAGATACGGTCATCTTGAAACATCAGCCTAGCCCCAGTAGCTGCAGAGGATAATGTACCAATAGTTAAACCAAGTGTTGAGATCTGAGTGGACTCAAGTCGGTCTGCAGTAATAGTACCAGAGACAATTAAATTACCATCAATAACTTCAGTTTGCTCTATCCAAGTATCTGTAGACAGATTATAGATCCACACAGACTGACTTGTAGGGTTAGCCTGAGTCCCAGTGTAGAACCAAGCCTGATCACGATCTACAGGGTCACCAATAGCATTAGTAAAATCTGTGTCAGCCCCCGAACTTGTCGTAGGTAAAGTGGCAACACCAATATTCCAACGACCAGCACCTCTTGGGCCAGCATCACCATCAGCCCCGTCAGCACCATCCTGTAGCTGTGCATTAGTAGTGCCACTAGCTTCAGTAGAATATACACTTTCATTACCAGTAAAGTCTACGGCCTTAATACGATAGAAATATTCTGTAGAATCAGCTAATCCACTGTCAGTGAATATTTCACCAGAGACACGACCAACAAGTGTAGTAGGGTTGGTTGAAGTACCACGATACACTTTATATTGGAACAGATCCTTAAGTGTAGAAGTATCAGTGTTTGTGGTTGGTGCAGTCCAAGTAACTGTAGCACTACCATAACCAGCAGCTACAGAGACACTTGTAGGGGCATTAGGTGTAGTGCCATCATCACCAGTAGAAGCAGGAGATGCAGCATTAATCCACTGAGATTTAACACTCAGGTGATTCACAGCCCTTACACGATAGTCATAAGAAGCCCCAGAGATAGCAGGTGCTAGGGTATATTCACCCTCTCTTACAAGTCTTGTGTTGTACTCAGTATCACCTGTGATCTTCCATTGGAACTCGTAATACTGAACAAGGCTAGGGTTAGTTACTCCCCAAGAGAATGTGATAATAGGGACTGTAGTTCCATCATTGTTTACTTGTGTAGTAACTACAGCAGCATCTAAACTAGGTGTTTGTACATCAAATGGTGAATCTAAGGTTGTGTTGTCTAATTCTAGAACAGCACCATCATCAACTTCATCAAAGACATTAGCTGAGATCTCTTTTAAGGTTAAGTTAACCTGTAGGTCAAGACCTTCTTGTAGTCCAAAGTTCCAGTTGACTACCTCAAACTTTTTAAGTGTCCATCCAAAACGACTATTGGTTATCTGGACAATATCCCCAACTTGACATTGGAATGCCCTTAAACCAAAAGATGCCTGTACTGTAATCTGTTGTCTGTTACGTTCTAGGTAGACCCTAGCAATACGACGACAAATATCAAAGTCATCTGTAAAAGATAGATTAAGGTCTACAATACTCTCTTGACCACCATCTACACCTAACCAATAGTTAGCTTTACCATCACCGCCACCATCTATAACATCGGCTACGACAACATCACCAACAGCATAAGTAACACCTGTAGTACCAGCTACAGTGTTCCAATTAGTTGTACCCAACTCTGTAATTGCATAAGGTTGACCAACAACAAAATCGCCATCATCAGTTATATTGGTAACTTCAGCATAGTCTGTAGGTTGGTAATTAGTGTCTGCCCCTCTAAATACACCTTTAACAGTATTAAAGTTATCACGACGAGAGTGACGTGTAGACACACTAATAGAAGACCTTAAATCATCTTCAGTTAAAGTTAACACAGGGCTGGTATAATAGGCTGGCTTCATACGCCACTGACCTTGAGAATACCACAACATACCACCCATAGAGGTCAACAATGACATAAGATTGTCATGTGGTGTACTAGAGGTTAGGAATGCCCCATTCATAGTAAATCTAGGGCCAACAGTGTTTGTAGGGTAGTTAATCCAATCACAAACATTTGCAGCAGTAGAGACTAGGGTATCATCAATACGTGCTGTATCTTCATTAAGACCATAATCAGATACTAGGTAGTCACGAATACACAAGGCAGGGTTATCAGACCAAGCTGTGGTAGCTGTACGAGGGTCATATACTTTCTTACCTTTGATTACAGCACTGATGTCTGGTACACCATTGGGGAATGCATCTTCATCATACTTAAATCTAAAGTAAGCATAAGCTACACCACTTAACTTGTGGTTACTAGTCCACTCTGTAACTTCAGATACAAGATCACTATCAGCAGTCTGTGCTGCAGTACCTAAGTGAGAATTAATACGGACAAATCCGCTATAGTTACTTGGGCTAGTAACATTACCAGAACCATCTATAGTTACAGCTTCATCATTAAAGTAGAAGGTAGTGAACTCCTCAACCTCATGCCCAGCAAAGGCTACAACACGATGAAGGTACTTGTTGTCTGTACCTGTAGTGGCATCATAGATAACAACACCACCAACACGAGTTTGACCATAGATAATTTGTCGATCAGCAGCAGCACCACGTTGAGTTACTTGATAGCCACGGTTAGCTTGTCCTAAACTTGTATCAGGCTTTGGGGCAAGAGCATTAAGTGCAGCACCCATAGCTGTGGTGACTACGAAATATGTGAGGGCTGAACTTACAGCTATTGTACCTACAGCAACACCTACAGCAGTACTTACTAATGCCATGCCAGCAGAAATAGCCATTCTTAATCACCTATATATTTAGAGTAGACACGT